ACAAAATCATTGACAATTAGGTTATTACCCTTTTCACCAGAAGGAGGCAGTCCATTCAAAAAAGTTTTTATTCACACAGTTAAGGTCAACAAGGAATTAAGTCCTGGCGGTTGGCGAACTTTTGTGTGCCCTACTCATAACAAGATGGGCGAAAAATGTCCATTTTGTGAGGTGTCAGCAGAAGCGAAAGAACTTAGATTTAATGCCCCAACAGAAGTTGAAAAGAAGAAATTTGGCGACATTGAATTTATGAATCGCGCAAAGGCTGCATGGATTGTTAGGTGCATAGAAAGAGGACACGAAGAAGATGGTGTTAAATTTTGGCTGTTTAATGATTCAAAGTCTCAAAAAGGTGTTTATAATGATATTATGAACATTTATTTTGAAAGAAAAAAAGCAGCAGAAAGAAAGGGAAAGGATAGCAATATTTTTGACCTTAATGATGGTAAGGATTTAATAATTACTCTTTCCAAAGATGAAAATGGCAAGACGGTAACAAAAGTTGTTGATGATGACGAAAAGACACCATTAACAGAGGATTACGAACAGGGTGTTGCTTGGATAAACGACCAGAAACAGTGGAATGAGGTTTATACTGTTAAACCATACGAATATATGGAAATAGTTGTAAAGGGCGGAGTTCCTATATTTGACAAGAATAAAAATAGGTATGTTGATAGTGTTAAAAAAGCAGAAGAGGATAAAAAAGCGGCAGAAGAAGAATTGAAAGAAAATTTAACTGAGCATAAGAAAGACTTTTCTGATTTTCCAAAAGAAGAACCAAGTGATGAAAATTTTGGTGGTGTAATAATGAACGGAGATGATGATTTGCCGTTTTAATGTAAATATTTTTTTAAATGTGTAAATTATATTACTATTACGGCGTTATGGGAAGTAGCAAATCTTTAAGATTACTTGCTACAGCCCATGACTTTGATGAAAAAAAGATTCCAATATTAGTTATAAAACCTTCAGCAGATACTAGGGATGGAGAAAATATAATCAAGTCAAGAGCAGGTCTTGAAAGAGAATGCATATCAATTGGCCCAGATATTAATATATTTGATGTTGTTAATGAATATGCTAAAATAAGCATAGCAACTCAATCAGAAAGTTTAAAATGGATTCTTGTAGATGAATGCCAATTTTTAACAGAAGAACAAGTAGACCAATTATCTGATATTGTTGATTATTTAGATGTAAATGTAATTTGTTATGGATTAAGAACAGATTTTAAATCAAAATTATTCCCTGCTTCTAAAAGGCTTTTTGAATTGGCTGATGATATAGAGGAAGTTAAAACATCTTGTCATTGTGGCAGCAGAGCATCAATTAACGCAAGGTTTAATAAAGATGGAAAAATAATAACAGAAGGTAGTCAAATATTGGTTGGCGGTGATGACTTATATCACGCTATTTGCAGAAAAGATTGGAAAAAATTAATAAGAGAAAAGAATTAAATAGTTATGAAGCAAGCAATAAAGAAAAAAACGTTTACGAGGCCAAGTACTGATGACATTAAAGCGTTATTAGGTTTCAATACTGAAGCGCCAAAAGGTCCGGTTAAAATGAGTGAACTGAGAACATCAAATGCAGAGAAAGAAACAGATTTTATTGTGTTACCTAAAGCATTTGAAGAGGCATTAAAATTGCCAGGCATTCCAAAAGGTTATTTAACCATAACCACAGGATGGTCAAATACAGGTAAATCAACCATTAAAAACTGTCTTATAGCAGCATGTCAAAGAGAAGGTATATTGTCAGTAGTATATGAAACAGAAGGAAACTTTGATTGGAAATATGCTATGGACTGTGGTGTTAAGGCAGAACCAATTTACGGAGAAATTTATGACGAAGAAACTGGTGAAATTACTAATGGTATTGTAAACTATAAAGCAGAAAATGTAGTTTATTATGATTCAACAATTTTGGCTGAACAATATGGCGATATGGACTATTCAGCAGGAAAGAAAGTTTCTAAAAAGAGAAAAGAAGCAGTTCTTGAAGATATTGCTTATTCAATGAATACAATACTTGATTTGCAAGATGAAGGCAAAATAATGCAACCAGTTTGCTTTATTTGGGATAGTATTGGCTCAATTCAGTCTTTTAAATCATATACAAGTAAGTCTGGAAACAATATGTTTGATGCAGGGGCAATATCACAAGCGTTTAATAATCTTATTAATAATAGAATACCATCATCAAGAAAGGTAAGTGAACCATATACAAATACATTTTTCTGTGTTAATAAGATATGGAACGATTCAATGAATGGAATGCCTGGCGTGCCTTCTATTGAGTTAAAAGGTGGCAAGACTATGTTCTATGGGGCAAGATTGATAATTCATCTTGGAGGCGTTGCAAAGGCTGCTGTTAAAGAATTAAAAGCAACGGCTAAAGGAGAGAATTTCAAGTATGGAATTGTAACAAAGATAAAAACAACAAAGAATCAGTTGCCTACCCCATATAATGTTACATATGAAGGAACAATGTGTTGCGTACACAATGGTTTGATTTCTGAAAGTGACATTGACGCATATAAGAAAGAGAACATAAAATTAATTCTTGAAAATCTTGAAAAGCAAAGGAATAAGGAAGGTGTAGATGACGTTTCTGAAATAACGGAAGCAGATTTGCAATATTCAGAGGAAGAGACGTTGGATGAATAAACAAAAAGAGCAGTTATTGGCTGCTCTTTTTTTTATACTGAATATAAATTTACATCATTTGTTGTATATTTTCTTCTTTTTTTAAGTATTTCCTCAAATTCTGCCCTAAGTTCAGAAATTGATTTTTTTTGCTTAACTGGTTGTGCTGCCACTGCTTGTTTTTTTACTTTTTTTGGCTTATTGTGAGTTTTGTGCCATTTAAACCACTTTGATTCAGATATTTTTTTATCTAAATATGTAACTTTAACATCAGGGTTTTTCCAAGATGCATAGTTAAATGATAGTTGGTCTCTGTGAGAGCCATTCTTTATTTCGTACCACCATTTATCCATTAATTTTATACATCCTTCATCGTTATGCTTTCTTAATAGTATATTACTTTGCAATAAACCGTTATTTTTAGGATAATTTTCTTCCTCATAACGTTTTATTTGAGCCTCAGTATTACTTTTTTTGTCTTTTTTCATTGACACTACAGCCCTTTCTTCTGCATAAATGCATTTTCTTGATGGATGAGTAGGCACAAAAACAGAACAGTCATTTTTATCATGTTCTTTAATAAACTCATTTAAATCGCCAACTATTTCTACGTTTCCATCTGCCCAAATTGAAATGTCATAGTCTTTAAGCAACAAATGAGGGTTAACTTTTACATATCGTTGTTTTTTAACTTGTGATAATCCGTCAGTTTCTTTTGGTAAGGGTCTAATATCCCAAACATCGCTTTTCATTTGATTATTATCAGTAAAGCAAATATAATCAAACCCTTCTGATATTGTTTTAGGTTCTATAATAGAATCATAATCTCCGGTTATACAAGTATATATAACTTTCTTATTTTTTTCATCAGACCAATATTTTTTATTTTTCATCGCCCACATTTTATCTGTATATTTTTGTTTATATCCTTTCTTATCCCAAGAACCATGCCCATAATGCACTATATAATTATCTATTTTTATATCTTCGTGATAGAATTTATTTGCGTTCATATAAAAGCCAGCACCAGTATCATAACTGTCTGCTGCTGAATTCTTTTTTATGTTATATAATCCGTGCATATATCTATCGTCAAAATAATGTACATCGTTCTTTTTGCATAAATCAACGTTTATGAAGCAGATAAATGGAAGAATTCTTTTTATGCTTGATTTTGGCTGAAATACAGTGTCACCAATATAAATGGTATTTTCTTTAAATAGGTTTGATATGTCTCTTTTTAGTAGTACGTCAGAATCAAGCAAAACAAAATTTTCCCCTAATATTTCCATGCATTTTTCTACACTGTAGCAATGTTTTGCACTGCCCCATTTATTTACTTTTCCGTTAGATTTAGTTTTATTTGGGTAGTTTTCAAGCCATTTGTCAAAATTTATAATATCACCTTTTGTGTTATCTAAAATCGTAACATTGTTAAATTTTTTTGTAAATGGAAGTTTATCGCTATTATCAAAAATGTAAATAATAGCATCTTTTACAAAAAGATTAATACTTTTTACTAAGCATTCAGTAAGATATGGCGTATTATAGTGTATTATAACAATATTTTTTTTCATCACATTTTTTGCAAAATTTAATTTTTATATAAATATTTATTAATAATTAAATATGTATATAAAATGATAATAACTGATGAACTTAGAGACCTATTTAGGATTGTTAGGACAAAGTTAGGCGCACCAATTAGGATTGTTCAATTAGAAGATGAACAATTATGCGACTTATTGCAAGTGGCAGTTGGAGATTATGCGTCTTATGTACAAAACTGGGTCATAGAATCTCAGTGGTTAAATATGATGGGAAATAATACCCTTATAGATAACCCAGCTGACCTTGCTTTTGCGCTTAGTACAAGAACACTTGATTGGTCACGAGATTGGTCTGAGTGGTTTTCAAAAGAAGTTGGCTTGCAGCAAAGAGGAACAAGATGGGAGTTGAAAAAAGACTTTTTCAAGATTGAGAAGGGAAAACAAGTGTATGTTATTCCAGCCGGAAGAGAAATAAATAGAGTTTTATACATAACTCCATCAACAACAAGAGCAGCATTATATGGAAACATTGGAATGCTAGATAGTGGAATTGGTGGTGGCTATGGTCAATATGGAACATTCCAAAATGGAATGGGTTTAATAGGGTTCTATGTTGGAAGTGCTTATGACACAGCACTTATGGCAGCAGACTTGAAA